AAGTATGTGTTCCCCAACATCGCGGCTCGTGACGAGCTAGACGCCTACACCATCGCAATGAAGAAATTAGATACAGGAGACTACTGATGTTTATCGACGACATAAAGAACCGTTACACCTACCTCAATAGCATGAAGAACCTTGTGCACGAGGAGGCGCTTGAGCGGCCCGAATACCCAGACCGTGTTATTACCTTACACACTGCGCTTCCCCCCGTGTTGGATAGGTTGATGAAGGAGCGCCCGACATGGCGCTACAAGTCTAAGCAATCGTTCGGGCCTTATGGTAGCAACCCAAGAGTAAGTGAGCTTGTTATCTTTGATAATGACGAGGAGCTTGGGAAGCTGTGGATTGAGACGCACTGGCGTGACGAGACTATCCGCTACTTCTTTGACAACTTCCGGCTTACGCAGATGAGCCAACGCCACATGAAGACCTTCTCTACCAAGCCAGACGTTGCGGCCAAGCGGATTGTCAAAGCGTTCCACCTCAAGACACCCAAGGAACGTGCGGCTGACGCATACAAGGATACACAATCCGTAGTCAGTGGTATAGCTACCGAGACGTCATGGCCCTTCCGTCGTGCCAAGATGCGGATTGAAGAGCGACTGTTCGAGTATGCGGCACGTAACTGGAGCGACATCAAGCAATACCTTGGTGCTGATGACATGGACTTCCCCGCGCTGGCCGAGGCTAATGAGGAGGCTGTTGCGCTGATAGGCTCCTACAATGACAACAACGGCGTCACTGTGCGTATCGAGTCCAACGGCGCTTACCTTGTCTCGCGTAGGTCTAACGATGGCTTCGATGCGGTGACCCATACGGACGCAGCACTACCCGACCATCTGCGCGGTGCGCTGGGCCTACTCAAACTGGTGGAGGATAAGGGATATATCAGCGGCGTGGGCGCTCGCGTCAACAGTAACCTCTACTTCGTTATGGACAAGAAAGCAGAGGGATAACACCGCGTAATTGCGCGGGATATTTTCGGCGCAATTACGGCGCAATTTGACGGCGCAATTATTTATCATACCCGAGTATGATAAAGAGCTATTGACAATGTATGGCAGCGGTGCGATTACCGCAAACAAGGAGCAAACAACATGGCATCTACACCTGAGAAAAGGGTGAAGGAGAAGGTCGTTCGCGTTCTCAAAGAAGAGGGCGTCTACTACTTTTTCCCCGCAACCCACGGCTACGGACGCAGCGGCGTCCCTGACATCATCATCTGTGTGAACGGACACTTCCTCGCCATTGAGTGCAAGGCTGGGACGAACAAGCCTACCGCCCTGCAAGTCAGTGAGATTGAGGCTATCCGGCGCAACAACGGCGTGGCCGTGGTGGTGAACGAAGAGAACTGGGACATGGTGCGCGAACTTATCCGCAAGCTCAAGGCATCTACTATCATCGGAGACACACAATGAACGAACCCCGCTGGACGGTTAAAATAACCTACCGCCATGACGATGGCCCTCGCACCACTGCGTTCAAAGTCGAAGAGCTTTTTGAGCTTCAAGACATCATAGAGTGCGGCCCTAGCTTCTACTCCATCATTAACATTGAGGTCGTGCCGAGTGACCGTTGCCCCAAGGTGACCGTGGAAGAGGCGGCGAAACAATGACCGCAGATAACTGGCTTTTCGTATTGGTCATGGGGGTAATAATCCTTGCCGCCTATCTGGCCGCGACGAAACCGAAGATAACCGAGCAAGAGCGCAAAGAGATGGAAGAGGAGTGGTGGGGATGACACAAATCCTAACCATCGACTTCGAGACCTTCTACGACCGGACCTTCTCGCTCTCCAAGATGACAACGGAGGAGTATATCCGCGACGAGTTGTTTGAGACTATCGGCGTATCGGTAAAGGTTGACGAGGGCGAGCCCCAATGGTTCAGCGGGACGAAGAAGAAAACCAGTGAGTGGCTGGACCAGTTTCCATGGGATAACAGCGTAGCTGTAGCTCACAATGCTGTGTTCGATATGGCTATCCTCAACTGGGTATTCGACATCCGACCCAAACGCATAGTGGATACGCTCTCCATGCTTCGCGCTATCGACGGGCCTGACGCTGGTAATAGCCTAGCCAAAGCTGCCGAGCGATATGGGCTGGGCGTCAAGGGCAACGAGGTAATCAATGCGCTAGGTAAACGGCGACTAGACTTCACACCAGAGGAGATGTCCCGATATGGCACATATTGCTGCAACGATGCAGACCTGACCTACGACCTGTTCCAGAAGATTGCTGTGGGCTTCCCACAAGTGGAGTTCCGGTTGATTGACCTGACCATCCGTATGTTTACAGAACCCGCCCTCATCCTAGACAAGGAAGTCCTCACAAACCACCTGTCTAATGTGAAGAGTTCCAAGGAAGCGCTCATGGCTAAGCTCAACTACGACAAGGCCGAGCTTATGTCGAACCCCAAACTTGCAGAGCTACTGGCGTTTCACGGGGTTGATGTGCCGATGAAGATTAGTCCTGCTACGGGTAAGGAGACCTATGCGTTCGCCAAGAACGACGAGGCGTTCAAGGCGTTGTTGGAACATGAGAACCCACAGGTGCAAGCCATTGTCGCTGCGCGGCTAGGCGTAAAGTCTACGCTGGAGGAGACACGCACCGAGCGGTTCATCAAGATAGCCGAGCGCGGGACGTTGCCTGTGCCTCTACGCTACTACGCTGCACATACTGGGCGATGGGGAGGGGACGATAAGGTTAACCTCCAGAACCTACCCCGCAAGTCACCGTTGAAGAAGGCGATGCGCGCACCAGAGGGATACACGTTCATCGACTGCGATAGCAGCCAGATTGAAGCGCGGACCTTGGCGTGGCTGGCTGGGCAGGATGACCTTGTTGCTGCGTTCGACCGAGGCGAGGACGTCTATAAGATTATGGCAAGCTCTATCTACGGTGTGCCTGTCGATGAGGTAACGGACCCGCAGCGGTTCGTGGGTAAGACCACCATCCTTGGCTGTGGCTACGGCATGGGTGCTGCCAAGTTCCAAGCGCAGTTGCTGACCTTTGGCGTCGATATGCCAGAGAATGAGTGCAAGCGCATTATCACAGTGTACCGTGAGACCTACCCCATGATACCGCGCCTATGGCGTCAGGCTGGGGACGCGCTGGACGCTATGGCAAACAACCAGACCGCGCCTATCGGACGGGACGGTGTGCTTTTGGTGTACGGCAAGGACGGCATCAAGCTACCCAATGGCTTGAGCATTAAATATCCCAACCTGCGCTGGAAGCCGATGATGGGGAGCCAGCACAATGAGATGGTCTACGACCAGAAGAAGGGCCGAGCAATCATCCCTACCCGCATCTACGGCGGGAAGGCTGTCGAGAATATCTGCCAAGCCTTGGCGCGTATCGTGATTGGTGAGCAGATGCTGATGGTCGCACGACGCCTGCGCGTGGTGATGACTGTACATGACGCAGTAGGAGCAATCGCCCCTACCGGGAAAGCCGCAGAGGCAAGAGAATATGTGGAGCAGTGCATGCGTATACGCCCCAAGTGGGCAACGGCACTGCCGTTAAACTGTGAGAGCAAGAAAGGAATAAGTTATGGCGGGTGAGATTAAAGCTATTGAAACAAACTATATGGGTTGTCGTTTCCGCAGTCGGCTTGAGGCGCGGTGGGCAGTGTTCTTCGACGCACTTGGCTGGGAATGGGAGTATGAAAAGCAGGGGTATACTATTGGTTGCTACGAGGGACATGACCTCCCATGGCTACCTGACTTTGAAATCATTACGCCAAATGGTCAGCACTTCTATGTTGAAGTGAAGGGAGACCCTGATTTTTTTGCTGATGGTGGCTGGTTGGAGCATTTTGATTTTGGCGGTGGCCCACCCGGGTTTCAAGATTGTGGATGGTCTAACCAGTACGATAAGGACCACAAACCTCTCCTTATACTAGGCGCTATCCCACGATTTCAAGACGAGAGAGTAGAGTTTGTAGTCCCTATGGTTGTACACCATAAGGGGGTTCACGGGCATTGGGCCAAGATAACGCAACAGGGGTTGGAGACAGAGCAGCATTATATATGGAGTAATATCCACGGTGGAGGTAACGGTATTGACGATTTTCAAGTAATTTATGCTTGTTCGGACAGCCCAAATTACGCAGTGAACAAAGCCTTACGTGCGGCCTCAAGTGCTAGGTTCGAACACGGCGAAAACCCCCAAAGTAAATATATTAGAGAAGGAGTAAGTTAATGACCGAGTATAAATTTACCCAAGACTGGTTCAACTGGGCACCGGAAGTCTGGAACCAGCTTACCCCTATGCTGTCAGGTACAGCAGGACATCGTCAGTTCCTTGAGATCGGTTCCTTCGAGGGCCGCAGTGCTATCTGGATTGCCGAGAACATGATGCAGGACAATGACATCCTGCGCTGCATCGACACATGGGAAGGCGGCGAAGAGCATGGCGAAGAGGACATGAGCGAAGTGGAATTGCGGTTCCGCGACAACCTTATCCTTGCTACCGAAAAACTCCCACGCCGCCGTATCATACAACAGAAGGGTACGTCCGTACGGGAACTTGCCCGTTGGCTGACAACGGATAACCAGCATTTCGACTTCATCTATATCGACGGGAGCCACAAAGCACCGGACGTTTTAACGGACGCTTGCATGGCTTGGCCGTTACTCAAGATAGAAGGGTTTATGGTGTTTGATGACTATGCGTGGGGCAACCCCCGCGATGCGTTGCACCGCCCTAAGATTGCTATCGACGCTTTCACCAACATCTTTGGTGAGACAGCAGAGATTGTCCACGTTGGTTACCAACTAGTAGTACGCAAGAAAGGATAAGGATATGTTTGATCTAGTTAGTTTAATTGTCGGTGCCTCAAGCGGTTTCTTTCTGGGTATATTTATTACCACAACCCGCACTGGACAGATCAAAGAAGAGAACGAGCGGCTAAACGCAGAACTGCATAAACTAACTGACCGCGACAAGCGTGGCCGTTTCAAAGGCGGTAAGTAGTGCCAACAGTGAGTAGACCTAAACGGGTCTGGACACCTGAGAAAGACGCGCAGTTGCTGGCTTACTATGAGCATGGCTTGAGGCCAGCTTACATGGCTGAGCAAATGGGGCTGACGATTGCTTCAGTGGAAGGCCGCTACAGGAAACTAAAGAAAGGACTGGGGAAGTGACTGAGATTGAACAAAAGGCGCTGGCACTGGTGAATGAGATTGAATGCGAAGAAGGCGTAATCGAACCTACGCCCCGTATCATGCGCGGACTTATTATGGATGAAGCCCTATGCCGCGCCATCGAACAGCACGAAGCTTTTAAGCAAGAGGTGAGCGATGCCATGACGTACATTAAGGCGCTCTACCCCACGCTGCCAACAAACTATGACCGCTTCATCATCCCCAAGGCCAAGCCTGACCCGCTGGCTGAAATGTTGGAAAAAGATTTTGGCGGATATATGCCAGATGCTGATGACTTCCGCGCTGCACTAGAAGCCCGGGGGCTGGAGATAAGGAGCAAGAGCGATGACTGACCGAACAGAAGCAATGGAGAAGGGTAATGAAGATTAATCAAGCGTTTCTGCGTGGGTTTATGACGCAGGATAGGGCCACCGCGCCGCTGACCATCGTTGGGGATGAAAACTCGATCACGCTGACTAAGGGTGAGGGCTTTGACGAGTGGCTGGCGGATGACACCAAGATCATATACGACGATGCTGAGACTACCTACACCGCCCAGAACCAAGAGATGCTGCGCCGGATCGTGGTGGCATGGCTGCACGGCGAAGAGTTCGAGGGATGACCGACATTGAGCAGATGCTGGGGCTGAACCCAAAGCGGCCAAACCCGTGGGGGCATAGCTTCGTGTGCCTGCACTGGCCGTGCCAAGACTGCCGAGATAAAGAGGCGATGGTTGCCGAGATAAAGCAGCTACGCAAAGAACAGGAGCAAAGCAAATGACTGAAGAGAAACGACCTAAGATTATGATCGCCACCCCCATGTACGGGGGCATGTGTACTGGCATGTATGTGATGGGCTTGCTCAACACTATGGCTAAGATGCGTGAACTTAAAGTTGAGGTGCGTTGGGCGCACATGACCAACGAAAGTTTGATTACCCGGGCACGTAACGAGCTTGCTCGTGCTTTCTTAGCCACAGACTGTGACTACCTGATGTTCATCGACGCTGACATTGGCTTCGATAGCGAGGCTGTCGCGCAGCTTATGCTGGCCGACAAGGACATCGCATGCGGCATCTACCCCAAGAAGGAAGTGAACTGGGATAGCGTGGAACGTGCGGCACTGGCTGGCAAGGATGACCTAGCAGAGCATGCAGGGGCGTTCGTCTTCAACATGGTTGGCAACGACCATCAAGAAACAGATGAGACAGGTTGCATCGAAGTCCGCCACGGTGGCACTGGCTTCATGCTCATCAAGCGTGGGGTGTTCGAGCATCTTATACCGCACGTTCCAACCTATCGTGTATCATCATTCAAAGACCCAGAGACTGGTGAATACGCCAAGCCTTTGACCCATGAGTTCTTCACTACGTCTATCGACGCATCTGGAGCGCTGTTATCAGAGGATTACCATTTTTGCGAACTGTGGCGTACCCATGGTGGCAAAATCCACGCCCACCCGTTTATCCGGCTGACCCACACAGGCACCTATGTGTTTGATGGGGACATCCTGAAAAGCGGCGGCAATCTCAAGTAAGGAGCAAACGAAATGAGTATGAGAAAGAAAGTCATAGCAGATAACGTCATAAAGCTACTGAAGCAGGGTTACTCCCCCAAGGAGATTACCAAACGCATGGCAGTAAGCTACAACTACGCATGGAAACTGAAGAAGGATTTGGAGAAAGCGGCGGGTGAAGCCATAACTGAAGCCAAGCGTATAGTAGGCACAATGGAACGTAAGGTTCCCGGCGGTCCTGCTACAGTGATACGGGCTACTACGGAGGATAGGGTTGAGAGAATCCTTGACGAACGTGGTTCCAACTACGGTAGCTTCCTTGGCCTGTCGCAAGTCACACAGCGACTTAAGGCAGTGGCCCACAACTTTGCTGGGCAGAACAACAAGACCTTTGATCCCGACCAAGCCGAAGCATTGGATATGATTTTCACCAAGATAGGACGTATCCTAAATGGTGACCCAAACCATATAGATAGCTGGATTGATATAGCGGGGTATGCTACGTTAGTGGCTGATCGTCTCCAAGGAAAAGCCAGATAATATGACAGCGTGGTCCTATAGCAGCATCAAGACCTTCGACCAGTGTCCGAAGAAATACTTCCACCTCAAGGTTGTGAAGGACGTCAAGGACGACCCCGGCGAAGCCGCTGTCTATGGGACCGCTGTTCATGAGGCGGCTGAGTTGTTCGTTAAGGACGGCACACCCATCCCTGAGAAGTTTGCGTACATGCGGCCCATCGTGGAGCCTTTGGCTGCCAAGCCGGGGGAGAAGCTGACCGAAGTGAAGCTGGGCGTCAAGAAGACGGACACTGGTTTCGAGCCGTGCGGCTTCTTCGACAAGGGCGTGTGGTATCGTGGCATCGTTGACTTGGCGATTATCGACGGCGAACGCGCTTGGATGGTTGACTACAAGACAGGCAAGAACGCCAAGTACGCAGACCTGAAGCAGCTTGACCTTATGGCTGGTGCGCTATTCGTAAAGTACCCAGACCTGAAGGTTATCAAATCGGCACTGGCCTACGTGGTCAGTCACGAGTTCCCGAAGAAGACCCACAAGCGCGAGAAGATGGCCGAGTATATGTCGGTGTTCGATGACCAATTAGACCAGTTGGAAGCTGCCGTGGATAATGGTATATGGAACGCCAAGACAAGTCCGCTTTGTGGGTGGTGCCCCGTCACCGCTTGCGAACACTGGAAACCCCGGAGGAAGTGATGGCCAGAGATTACAAGGCAGAGTACGCGAAGTACCAAGGCAAGCCAGACCAGATCAAGAACCGAGCGGAGCGCAATGCAGCCCGTGCCAAGATGGTGAAAGTTGGTAAAGCCAAGAAGGGTGACGGGAAAGACGTCGGCCATGTGAAAGCCATTGACAAGGGTGGCTCAATCAAGGACGGTGTCCGGCTTGTTAGCAAATCTACCAACCGCTCATTCAAGCGGGACGCCAAGGGTAACCTTGTAAGTGAGACGAGTAAGCGCGAACGTAAAAAATAAACACCTAGGAGCAAACTGGTGCAAATCATTGGGAACAAGGCGTTGCTGGTCAACGCAGCGGACTCGTCCGTCATCACGGACAATATACATAAGAGCGCAGATACAGCCGAGGGTGTCCTTGTCAAATGGGGACACACCGAGAGCGAAATCCTAGCCAAGCTAGGCTTCGAAGATACTCCATCGCCCATACTCAAGAGCTACGAGTGGACAGGTAAGCTTACCCCGTTCGAGCATCAGAAGACCACGGCCTCGTTCCTCTCCATCCGGCGCAGAGCGTTTTGCTTCAACGAGCAGGGCACAGGCAAGACGGCATCCGTCATCTGGGCAGCCGACTACCTCATGAACCGTGGCGACGTGAAGCGCGTGTTGGTGTTGTGCCCCCTGTCAATCATGAAGTCAGCGTGGCAGCAGGACCTGTTTAAGTTCGCCATGCACCGTTCGTGCAGCGTGGCACATGGTGCCGCCAAGCAGCGGGAGAAGATTATCGCAGCGGGTGCCGAGTTCGTCATCATCAACTTCGACGGCGTGGCTATCGTCAAAGACCATATCATCAATGGTGGCTTCGACCTTATCGTGATCGACGAGGCTAACGCCTATAAGAACGCGCAGACCAACCGTTGGAAAATCCTCAAGCAAATCGTGAACGCGACAGAACCTCACATCTGGATGCTTACTGGTACGCCAGCAGCACAATCCCCTCTTGACGCTTACGGCCTAGCCAAGCTGGCTGGTGGACCCAACTGCCCTAAGTTCTACGGTCAGTACCGCGACCAAGTAATGATGAAGGTGACCCAGTTCAAATGGGTTCCGAAGCCTAAGGCGCAGGATATTGTGCACAGCATACTCCAGCCAGCCATCCGGTTCGAGAAGAAGGACTGCCTCGACCTACCCGAGGTGACCCACACCGAGCGTGAAGCGCCGCTCTCCGCGCAGCAGATGAAGTATTACAAGCAGCTTAAAAGCCAGATGCTGATTGAAGCTGGTGGCGAAGAGGTTAGCGCGGTCAACGCCGCTACACGCATCAACAAGCTACTCCAGATTAGCGGAGGCGCGGTCTACACGGATACTGGTGAGGTGTTGGAGTTCGACGTCAGCAACCGCATCAACACGGTGTTGGAAGTCATTGAGGAAGCCACCAGTAAGATACTGGTCTTCGTGCCGTTCACGCACACCATCGAGCTTCTACGCGCCAAGCTGGAGAAGGAAGGCATCTCATGTGATGTCATCAACGGTAAGGTGCCAGTCAACAGGCGCAGTGACATCGTCACGCGGTTCCAGAACGAGAAGAACCCGCATGTCCTCATCATCCAGCCACAGGCTGCATCGCACGGGCTTACCCTTACGGCAGCAGATACTATCATCTGGTATGCCCCGGTGA